GCAGATGGGCATCGAGATCAAGGAAATCCCGCAGAAGGACACCGCCGCATGAGCAAGCCCAACCCCATCACCGACGCCATCGGCGTGGTCAAGCTGGCCGGCATGCACTTCCAGAACCCCACCGCCGTGGACGCAGCCACAGTGCGGGACGCCGCCGCCGAGTGCATCCAGCGCCTGGAGTGCATCCCGGAGAAGGCGCTGGAGCTGGTCGGCCTGTACACCGCCCTGCTGGCACTCATGCCCCGCGGCTGGCTGCCCCACGTCACCCTCACCACCGACCAGGTGCGCCCCTTCGGCGTGGTGGTCACCGACGAGGCCGGCAACATCGCCACCCACGCACGCGGCAAGACTGTCGACAGTCTCGTCGAGCTGGTGCGGCTACGGCTCCCGGCGGGGCGCGGGGAGGCGGCATGACAACGCTGGAGCTACTGCAGCAGCGCTGGAAGGCCAACAGCCTGTCGCTGGCGCAGGTGCGCGAGCACTACTTCCCGCACATCAAAACGGAGAAGCGCCTGCGCGCCCTGATCCGCAACGGAGAGGTCGCCCTCCCTACCTTCAAGCACACCGATTCCCGCCTGGCGCCGCTGTACGTGCGCCTGACGGACCTGGCCGCCTACCTCGACTCCCGAGCCGAGCAGGCGGCTTAACCACCCCCGGCACCACCGGGCTCTGACACATCAACCGAAGAGACACAGCACATGAGCAAACGCCCCTTCATGGACACCCTCCGCGAGATCGAGATGGGTGGCCTGCTGGACGAGCTGACCGACGCGCAGCACAGCCTCATCGACCTGATCCGCCTCACCAACAAGGCTGGCGCGCTGACCATCACCCTCAACTACAAGCCCGAAGGCGCCGGCCAGATCACCGTCAAGGCCGAGGTGAAGGCCAAGGAACCGAAGCTGCCGCGCGGCAGCTCCCTGTTCTTCCTCACCCCCGAAGGCAACCTCAGCCGCCGCGACCCACGCCAGCAACAGATGGACTTGCGCCCGGTGGGCAACGAAGAAAGCCCCGGCGAGCTGCGCCAGGTCGCCGAGTAACCCTCTCTGACAACCGCTCACAGGAGCACCCCGATGAAAGAAGTGATCAACCAGCTGGTAGCCCTCGCCCAGGCCCTCGGCAAACCGTTCAACGTCGAGCAGATCAAGGCCCCGCTGGCCCTGGTACCGTCCGGCATCGACCTGCAAGTGCTCGAACAGCACCTGCCCGCACCAACCCGCACCAAACAGAGCCTCACGGTGCTGGATGCTGCGACCTTCATTGAGTACGTGAAGCGCTTCACCACCCCTGCCACCGTGGTCTTCTGCAACGGCCCGAACGGCCGCACCTTCCGCGCGATATTCGACTACCACCAGCCTGACCAGCCCGCCTGGGGCTCGCACTCGGCCTCCTACGCCTGCCCGCTGACCGTCGAGTGGGGCAACTGGAAAGCAGCCGACCGCAAGCGCATGAGCCAGGCCGACTTCGCCGAGTTCATCGAGGACAACGTGAAGGACGTGGTCACCAATGAACAGACCCCGGGCGCACCGACCGCCGCAGACATGCTGGAGATCAGCCGCACTCTGCAGGCGCAGAAGAACATCACCTTCCGTCAGGGCACTCGCCTCGACAACGGCCAGGTGCAGCTGACCTACAACGAGGAGATCGATGGCCGCGCCGGCGAGACTGGCCAGCTGCGCATCCCCGAGCAGTTCTACATCGGCGTGAAGCCCTTCATCGGCGGCGCCGCCTTCCTGGTGGCCGCTCGCTTCCGCTACCGCATCGTCGAGGGCCGCCTGCAGGTTTGGTACGAGCTGGTCCGCCCGGACAAGGTGCTCGAGGAAGCCTACGAGGCGGTGCGCAAGACCATCAGCGACGGCATCGGCGACGTGCCGATGTACGAAGCCTCCCTCTAACCCCGTTGCAACACCCGGCCGCCGGACTCTGACAGCAATTCCCGGCGGCGGGCTCTACGAGGACACAGCACATGCAAACCACCACTCTGCTCACCCTGATCATCGCCGGCCTGGTGCTGGCTCTGGTCGGCCTGGCCGTCTATGCCCACCGCACCGCCAGCGCTGCGCGCAAGGCTGGCTATGACCAGGGCTTCGAGGAATCGGACCAGGCCCACACGGAGCGAACCAACGCCCTGCACCTGGACCTGCACCGCCACAAGCGCCTTCGCGAAATCGAACGCCAAGAGCATCAGCAGGCACTGGAGTCGGTCATGCAGGATGCCGACGCACGCATCGCCATCTTCGCCGCCCGCACACTGACCGCTGATGACCTGCTCACCCTCGGCATCGCGCACAAGCAGCTGCTAGTGGCCGTGCAGACCTACACCAACCTTCAGCTGGTCGAGCAGGCCCGCTTCGCCCTCACCGCTGCACAGCGCCTGGAGCAGCTAAACAAGCGCATCGCCGAAGCCCTCGAGGCCACCTTGCCGGAGGCCGCAGCATGATCAACGCCACCCACTATGTGCTCGACCTGGAAACCATGGGCAAAGGCCCACGCGCCGCCATCGTGGCCATCGGCTGCGTACGCATCGAGCAAGGCGCCATCACCGACACCCTCTACCGGCGCGTAAACCTGGAGTCCTCGCTCCAGGCCGGCCTGGAGGTAGACGCCAGCACTGTGAACTGGTGGCTGAATCAGGAGGCCGCCGCCCGCGCTGAGGTGGACGGCAGCCAGGCCGCAGTGCTGCTTCCCATAGCCCTGAACGCGCTGAGCAACTTCATCGCCGAAGGCAATGCGCTGGTATGGGGCAACGGCAGCAGCTTCGACAACGTCATCGTGCGCAGCGCCCTCGACGCCTGCGGTATGGGCACCCTCTGGCACTTCTGGAACGACCGCGACCTGCGCACCCTGCTGGCCCTTTATCCCGAGGTCAAAGCGTTGCCCTTCGAGGGCACCAAGCACCACGCCGAGCATGACGCCTTGCATGAGGCCAAGCAGTTGCTGGCTGCCCTGCAGATCCACCACACCCTGGCAGGGGAGGCACTGGCATGAGCTGGATACTCACCCGCAGCGGCCGCAAGTTCGACCTGGTCAGCCCCAACGCTGACATGGTCGACCCGACCGATATCGCCCACAGCCTGAGCATGCAGTGCCGCTTCAACGGCCACACCCGCCAGTTCTACAGCGTGGCCCAACACTGCGCGCTGACCGCCACCATCCTCGAGCAGGAAGGCCGGCCACTGGAGGAGCAGCTCGCCGCCCTGCTCCACGACGCAACCGAAGCCTACGTGGGCGACCTGGTGCGCCCGCTCAAGCAGGGCATGCGCGAGTTCTACGAGTGCCAGAACCTCGAATCGCTCTACGACGCAGTAGAGCGCCGTGTCTGGATCGCCATCTGCCAGCGCTTCGACCTCGACCCGGTCCTACCCGACTCGGTGAAGCACGCCGACCTGGTAGCCCTGGCCACCGAGAAGCGCGACCTGATGCCCGAGCACCCGGAGCCCTGGCCCTGCCTGGAAGGCATCGAGCCGCTCGCGCAATTCATCGACCCATGGCAGCCGAGCCAGGCCGCCATCCACTACCACGGCCGCCTGCTGGAGCTGCTGGCCACCACTCACCGGCGGAGGGCTGTGGCATGACGTCAGTATCGACCAGCCTCAAGGTCATCGGACATCTTGATCAGGTCAGCTTCAAGCTCTCGAAGGCGATCGGGAAATTTCTGCAGGCGCCTCAAATCCCTAACAAAGGCCTCTCTGTCAGGAGACTTGGAACCGACAGCACGGGCAATACCGGCCATGAAGGAGGCTCGCTCTCGATAGGCCAGCACTTGTTGCACAAACTCTTTGCCGAAGCTGAAGGGTTCGACAGCCTCGGCACTCCCCTCATGCTGTCTGAACCTTACAAGGACTTCATTGTGCTTTGGGGATCTGGCTTCCAGAACAAAATGGTAGCCATCAATAGCACAGAGCCTACCAACAGCCCACTCCGCAAGCGCCCCTTGGTCTTGGATGAGAGCCAAGAGGGCATACACAGACTCGATGCGCTCCCGTCTTTCAGCGATCAAGCGCTGCTGAAGTTCGTGCCTCTTTTGCCAAGCAGGAACAGCGATGGCAACGGCAACCGCCATCAGGCCACCCACCGCCTGAACCCAGCCGGATGTATCGGCAGGAAGCCAACCGTGCTTCACCCAATAGGCGACGGAGCCAACAAGCAACCACAGCACTGCCGCAGCGGCGATCAGCAGGCACAGAAACATGACTGCCTTCTCGACCAACCATTCCTTCTGACTTCGCATCCAATGCAGCTCCACCACCCAGACCATGCCAGAAGCTTGCCCGTTGTCGCCTCGGTCGTCCACGGGGGTGCAGCATGAACAACCTCTACCGCATCCACCCGCAGCCCAGCTTCAACTTCGGCGGCCTGGTGATCGACAACTTCGCCGGCGGCGGCGGCGCCTCCACTGGCATCGAAATGGCCCTCGGCCGGCCAGTTGATATCGCCATCAACCATGACCCCGAAGCGATCGCCATGCACGAGATCAACCACCCGCACACCAAGCACTACTGTGAGAGCGTGTGGGAGGTTGACCCGCGCGAGATCACCGGCGGCCGCCCCGTCGACCTGGCCTGGTTCAGCCCGGACTGCAAACACTTCAGCAAGGCCAAGGGCGGCAAGCCGGTGAAGAAGGAGATTCGGGGCCTGGCCTGGGTCGCCATCCGCTACGCCGCCACCGTGCGCCCGCGCGTGATCATGCTGGAGAACGTCGAGGAGTTCGTCACCTGGGGGCCGCTCATGAGCAATGGCGCCCCCTGCCCGAAGAACAAGGGCCGCACCTTCACCAGCTTCACCAACGCCCTGCGCCGCCTAGGTTATGCGGTGGAATGGCGCGAGCTGCGTGCCTGCGACTACGGCGCCCCCACCATCCGCAAGCGCCTGTTCCTGATCGCCCGTTGCGACGGCCAGCCCATCGTCTGGCCTGAGCCGACCCACGGCGACCCGGCCAGCAGCGAGGTGAAGAACAAGCAGCTCAAGCCCTGGCGCACAGCCGCCGACATCATCGACTGGGCCATCCCCTGCCCGAGCATCTTCGACCGCAAGCGCCCGCTGGTGGAGAACACCATGGCGCGCATCGCCCGCGGCCTCCGGCGCTACGTCGTCGAGGCCCGGGAACCGTTCATCGTGGGCAACCAGGCCGTCTGGATCACCGAGCACGCCAACGGCAGCAGCCAGCGCAACATGCCGGTCGACCTGCCGCTGCGCACCCAGTGCGCCCAAGTCAAGGGCGGGCACTTCGCCCTGGTGAGCGCCTTCCTCGCCAAACACTACGGCGGCAACTACAACGGCGCCGGCGCCGATCTGGCCCAGCCGCTGCCCACAGTGACCACCCGCGACCACAACGCCCTGGTCAGCGCCTATCTGGTGAAGTACTACGGCACCGGCGACGGCCAGAGCGTGCGCGAACCGACGCACACCATCACCACTAAGGACCGGCTCGCCCTGGTCATGGTCAAGGGCGAGCCCTATCGCATCGTCGACATCGGCATGCGCATGCTCAAGCCCCACGAACTCTACGCCGCCCAGGGCTTCCCGGCCGACTACATCCACACCCACACGGCCAGCGCCGCCACCCTCAACATCGACGCCCAGGTGCGTATGTGCGGCAACAGCGTCTGCCCGCCGGTGGCAGCCGCCCTGGTGCACGCCAACCTGGTGGAGCAGCAGCAGGGCGAGGAGGCAGCATGAGCACCCGCAAGCCCCACAACATGCGCGCGCGCCTGGAGCGCAACTGCCGGGCACTGGTGCGCACCAACCACGCTGCCGTGCTCAACATTGATCCGGCCGGCGGCCAGCACCTGGTGAACTGGAAGACCGGCAGGCTGATCAAGTCGCGCCCCATGGTCGACGCGGTGTGCGACTTCGCCCACCACTGGTGCATCTACATCAGCGCCCTGTGCATCGACCAGTTCGGCCAGCGCTACATCAAGAGCACCGAGGTGGCGCCGCAAGGCGTCTACCTCGCCGCCCAGCTGACCGACGTGATCGAGGCCTTCTACCGGGAGCACCTGGCCGGCTGCAACCCCAACCACATCCAGGCATCAGCCTGGATCGCCATCCCCAACAGCGTGACCCTGGACGAAGCCCAGGCGGCGCGCATCTATGACGCAGCCGGCGCCTGGCCTGCTGCCGCTGCAGCCTGACAGGAGGGAGCACCATGTTTCTCACCGAGGCAGAACTACAGACCCTCTCCGGCAAGGTGAAGCCCAGCGCCCAGGTGCGCTGGCTCAAGGCCGAGAAGATAGCCCACATCATCGGCGGCGACGGCAAGCCCAAGGTGCTGCGCGACCTGGTGGTTGCACGCCTGGGCGGCGGCACCCAAACTCGCCCCGAGCCTCAGCTGCGACTGGCATCCTGACCATGAGACCACGCAAGAAAGACCGCGACCTGCCTGCCAAGGTCTACCGCAAGCATGGCGCCTTCTACTATGTGCACCAGAACAAGTGGGAGCGCATCGGCAGCACCATCGAGGAAGCGATGGAGGCCTACACCCGCAAGGTGAAGGCAGCCAGCACCGGCGCCGGCATGCCCAAGCTGATCGATGATGCACTGAAGCAGCTCAGCACCAAGCTGAAGCCCAACACCCTGGAGCAGTACGAGGCCGCCGGCCGGCGCCTCAAGGAGATCCTCGCCGAGTTCGAGCCCCACCAGGTCAAGGCCAAGCACGTCGCCGCCATCAAGAACAGCATGGCGGCGACACCGAACATGGCCAACCGAATCGTCAGCTTCCTCCGCACGGTCTGCACCTACGGCGTCGAATGGCAGCTGATGGACAGCAACCCCTGCGTGGGCATCCGCCGGTTCGAGGAGAAGAAGCGCGACCGCTATCTGACCGATGCCGAGCTGGCGGCCATCCTCGCCGTGTCGACGGAAAACATGCGGGTGATCTACCTGATGGCCTACCTGACTGCCCAGCGCATCAACGACGTGCTCAGCATCAAGCTGGCTGACATCAGCGACGAGGGCATCGCCTTCAAGCAGCAGAAGACGGACAAGCGCCTGATCGTTGCCATGACGCCCGACATCAAGGACGTCATCGCCCGGGCCAAGGCCCTGCCACGCTCTGCCCGTGGCCTGACCCTATTCACCACCAAGCGCACCTGCAAGCCGGTGATCTACGAGACGGTGAAGCAGCAATTCAAAAAGGCGGCCGAGCGCGCTGGCGTGAAAGACGCTACCCTGCACGACCTCCGGGCGAAGTCCATCACCGACGCCAAGAAGCAGGGCCACAACCCGCAAATCCTGGCCGGCCACAGCGACCCCCGAATGACAGAACGATACATCCGGCTGCGCGAAATCGACGTCGCCCAGGGCCCCGCCCTGGCCAAGATCGCGGCCGATGAACGGTAATCCAGGGCAAAAAGTATTAGACATAAATGCCCTGTCAAATAGACAGATTGCGCTAAGTTATTGATTTATGGACGTTTCCGCACACACACCGATGATGCAGCACCAGAAGTAATTAAATATCTAAGCAACTGATTTATAAAATATTTTTCTGAAATCTGTCTAAGCCGCATTCATTACAAAAACAGCCCTAACCACATATTTTCCGCGACTGTTTGGGGCAGTTTTAGACAGCTAAAGAGCCTCAGTAGCACCACGCCGAAGGGCTACCAAGTAGAGAGTTGAGGGCCTTTCTCTCCCTTGTTACCCCCAAATACAGCAGGCACAAAAAACGGCCTGATGAGTCTCCCATCAGGCCGGGCTTTTTGTGCCCGCAGCAGGTGCGGCGGGCGAACCATCATTGATGCCCTACAGATACGACTTCGCAGTCTCGATAAGCTTCTCAGAATGCGCGTAGATGTCATCGACCCCATTGATTGGTATCCGCGTCTCGGCTTTGTCCTCATCGAACACGCCAAGGTACTTCTGGCTGCGATTGAAGTGCATGCGGCAGATCGGTTTGCGGTTGTTATCATCCAGTAGTACGCCGCAGTAACTTTGATTGTCGCGCATGGCAACACGCTTCACATCGACGGCATGCCGCACGATCGCCTTAACGATCATGAAGCCTTCGATCTCTTCCTCGGTAGTGACGACCTTGTCATCACCTGCAACCTCGGCCTCGACTGCAACCACCTCTGTTTCCTTGACCGGCGCAGCCGCCTGGACAGGCGAACCACTTCCGCTGATCGCGGACTTCAGCCTGTCGTTGGCTTGGTCATTGAGAAACTGCGCAGCAGCCTTGCGAGTCAGCTCGCCAAAAAGCTCGCGCACCTTCTGGGTTACAGCTCCTTCGTATACGCGAGACGCCACGAACTTGACGAAATCCTCATCAGGATTGGTGAGCAGCCCTGTCAGCAGCTTCTTGATCTGGCTAACGTACTTCAGCTCACCCGCCGCATTCACAATGGACTCGACGTCAAAGGCCGTCTTGGTCAGTTTCAGCAGCTCGGGCACCACATGCTCATCGATGTCGAGCAGGTCCAGCTCCAGAAACGGCTTCTCATCCATCTTGTTCGGCGCGTCCAGGTCAGTGAAGAACTTGTAGACCTGGCCATTGGTGAGAATGGCAATGCGAGCATTGGTGACGTGGAAGTATCGGAACAGCTGACTGGCATGGTTCAGCGAGAGCGGCTCGCCGATTTTCTTGCACTCCATGAGGATCTGGATCTCGCCGCCCTTCAGGATGGCGTAATCGATCTTCTCACCCTTCTTGGTACCCACGTCGCACACATACTCCGGCGTCACTTCAGCCGGGTCGAACACGTCATACCCCAGAACTGAGTGGATGAACGGCATCACGAATGCGTTCTTGGTAGCCTCCTCAGTCTGGATAGATGACCCCTGCTGGCGAATCTTCACCGACAGGCTGTTAAGTTTTTCTGCAAACTCCATTTCAGCCTCCTAGCCGAGCAAAACAGTGATCCTAGCCTAGCTCAATCGCACTTTGACATACGTGCAACAACAAAACCGCCGTCAATTCCTCAGCGCACAACCAACAACCCGTCCAGACTGGTCGTGAAGCTTCGGCTCATCATCTCCCGCTTCATCCCCCAGCCCGGCGTGGGTGGCACAACGCCAGGGCGCAGCGTCCCCCTGCCCCACTTCGCATTCACGGCATCCAGCACCGCCATCACCCGGCGGGAGGCCTCCGACTGTGTCGGGGCGAACAGGTCGTCGGTGTACTCACCTCGGTGACACAGATCAAGCAGCAGCACCTCGGCCTTGCTGAAAGCAAAGCCGGGCCGGTATATCTGTTCTAGGCCAGCCAACGCAGCATGACTTATCAGCCGGGTGTCGTCGCTGGGATAAGGCAGCTCGCACAATACTCCCCGGGCGAACTTCGGCTCGTCCGGATTGAACATGCCGGTACGGATGCTCACGCGCACGCGCTTGCACACGGAACCCTGCTGCCGCAGCTTCTCGCAGGCCCTGGCCGCATAGGTGGCCACCGCCTCCCGGATCGGCTCCAGATGCTGCAGCCGCGAACCGAAGGAGCGACTGCAGCAGATCTCCTGCTTCGGCGGCGCCACGCCATCCAGCTCCAGACAGGCGGTGCCGCGCAGCTCGCGGGCTGTCTTCTCCAGCACCACGTTGAACTGCTTGCGCAGGGTCCAGGCATCGGCCGTGGCCAGGTCCCAGGCGGTCTGGATGCTCATGGCGCCGAGCCTCTCGGTCAGACGGCGGCCGACGCCCCACACTTCGGAGACCGGCACCGCGCGCAGCAGCTTTTCGCGGCGTTCCGGATCACGGATATCTACTACTCCGCCTGTCTGCCTCTGCCAGCGCTTAGCGGCGTAGTTGGCCAGCTTCGCCAGCGTCTTGCTCGGACCAATGCCCACTCCGGTGGGGATGCCGGTGCCGGCAAGGACCTGAGCGCGAATCTCCCGGCCCAGCGGCTCAAGATCGCCAGGGATTCCGGTTAGCTCGGCGAAGGCCTCGTCGATGCTGTACACCTCCAGCGCCGGCACCAGGCTCTCGATGATGGTCATCACCCGCTCGCTCATGTCACCGTACAGCGCGTAGTTCGAGCTGAAAGCCATGCCGCCAGCCGCCTCGTAGCGCTTCCTGATCTGGTGCCAGGGCTCGCCCATCTTCACGCCCAGCGCCTTGGCCTCGGCCGTGCGGCTCACCACGCACCCATCGTTATTGCTCAGCACCACGATGGGCGTGCGAGCCAGCTCCGGTCGAAAGACCCGCTCGCAACTACAGTAGAACGAGTTGCAGTCGATCAGGGCGAAGGCGCGCTCAGCCACTGGCGCGCCCTACCCGGCACAGGCCGATGTACACGCCCCAGATCTGGAACTCCTCGGACTCCATGATGTAGCGCGGTGAATACTGCGGGTTGGCGGACAGCAGGATGACCTGGTGCTTGTCGCCGCCGAGGATCTTCAGCAGGGGCTCGCCGTTCACGCAGGCCACCACGACATCGCCGCGGCGTGGCGTGAGCGCCTTGTCGACCAGCACCAGGTCGGCATCATGGATGCCCAGCCCCTGCAGGCTGTTTCCGGCCACGCGCACCAGGTAGATTTGCGGGCGATGCAGACCGAACAGCTCGTCCAGCGAGATGCGCTGCTCGAGGTGATCCTGGGCGGGGCTTGGGAAGCCGGCCGGGATGGACGGCAGAAAGAAGGGAATGGTGACCGACGAGGGCGCGACGGGGCCGAGGATGGTAACGCTGTCCACGGTTGAATGCCTGATTTAACTGTATATTAATACAGTATTGTCGAATCAGACGGCCGTCAATGTAGAGCGACAGGAGGTGGGAGGATGTGCGGGAGGTTCGCCCAGTACCGAGGCATGCGGGACTATCTGCGGGAGCTGGACAGCGAGCAGGAGGTGATCGGCCTGGCTGGTGACGAGCCGATCGAACGCTACAACGTAGCGCCGAGCACGCAGGTGCAGCTGCTGCACAGCACGGCCGGCGGCCTGGTGGTAGCAGCGGTGAGGTGGGGATGGATGCCGCACTGGGCGAAAGGGAAGATGCCGCCGCCGATTAACGCCCGGGTGGAGAAGGTGGCCACGGGCGCTTTCTTTCGACAAATCTGGCCACACCGGGGACTGGTGGCGGCAGACGGCTGGTACGAGTGGGTGAAAGACGAAACCGACCCGAAGCACAAGCAGCCCTACTTCATCCGCCTACGAGACGGCGCGCCCTGCTTCTTCGCCGCGATCGGCCAATATCCGCAGGATGGCCGCGAGCCGCGCGAGAGCGACGGCTTCGTGATCATCACCGCCGACGCCGAGGGCGGCATGGTCGACGTGCACGACCGGCGCCCGGTGGTGCTGGCCCCAGACCTGGCGCGCGAGTGGTTAGACCCCGCCACCACGCCCTTGCGCGCAGAGCAGCTGCTGTTACATCAAGGCCGACAGGCCAATGACTTCGAATGGTTCAAAGTCGATAAGGCAGTAGGGAACGTGCGCAGCCAGGGCCCGCAGATAATTCGGCCGATTGCGCGAGATGAGCACACGAAAGAGAGTCGCCCGCTCGGCAGGAACGACAAACGGTGAAACCCACAGCCTGCGCGGCACGCCGTCGAGGAACTCAGAACAACTCACAATCCACCCACAAGTTATCCACAGAATGCGCGCCAGCAGAGGGCTTTATTGGCCAGGCGCAACGGATATACTGAAATCGCAGGCTCAAGGCTTGCGGGGTAGTGACGCAGATAAAAAAAACCGAGAGGGCGGCAACCCTCTCGGTCTTCTCCAGTCTGCGGCGGCGATGGTGAATCTGGACAACCAAATCCGCTGTGCACGCGCGCACTGTGCTTACGTATACACGCTAGTAAACATTAGCACGCGCTAACCACATCACCAATATCCAGCCATCACCTTAGGGCTGAATATGAATAATCTCCTGATAGTGCTTCTGATTGAAGCACTGAGGGTGGCACAGCTGCTACTGCAGTTGTTGCTTACCAGCTGAATCAGAGGGCGCTTACGGGCGCCCTCTGCTTTTGTTGCCTAGACGCCCCATTCCTCGGCAGCACTCTCGAAACCTACCCACTTCCCCTCCCGATCCAGCCAGCGATCCGCCATCATCCTGACGGAATTGCAGGCCGCATTGCAGCCCCCATGCGCGCTGCAACAGCTTGCAGAATCTCCGGCAAGAACTCGGTCGGCACGGTGAATGGATCGCTCAGCACATTGGCCAGGCGGGATGGACTCACCAGAAGCGCGCCCGGCGGGATCGGCTTGGCCTGGTAGGTACCACGCTCATCGAAGCTCACCAGCAGCCGCATATCCAGCAACTGCTCCAAGCCAAAGCGCTCAACCGGCGACCCCGCGTGGGCCTGCGCCGTGGGGGCAGTCACTCGCTGCAACCAAGCCTTGTACTCAGTGGCTACATCAGGCCTGCAGTAATCCGCTGCTCGGTCAGCACCCACCACGTCAATCATCCACAGCTCGCGGGTACCGCGCTTCAGTCTGCGCTTGTGCCGCTCTGCCAAGCTGCGTACGAGCCGATCGGAGCTGCCCAGCCCGAGCGCCGTACTCAGATTGCCGGCGCTGAACCACATCTGCTCACCGTAGTGCGCGACCAGTACATTGCAGCCACGCAAACCGAGCTGCTCTATCGCAGGCTCATCATTTGCCCGTTGCGGCTGAGCATGGGCGCGACGCTCCATCTCTATGAAGTAACGCCGCGCCATACGACCCTGCTCGTTGTTTTCCACCATCGACAACTCTTTGGCCATGTCGAGGGTGAGGTGGTAGTCAACGCTACGGCGGTCGCCGCCACGGCCATTTTTGATTTCACTTTTTAGTGAAACCATAGAGAAGTCCTGATTTTCCTCGAATCCGTACTGGCTGATGCGCTGCTTGATCCAATCCGAGAACTGCCTGCCGTTCTTCAGGAACACATGCAGCTCACGCCCATCGCACACCTGCGCGGGCCGCCCACCGATAACACCATCAAACACTCGTACCAGCTGTTGCGCACCACTCTGTACCGCCGTAGTATTTCCCATGTGAATCGCCTCGAAATGATTTACACCGAAGCCCTGGCCTGCCCGCCGGGGCTTTTCTTTTTGGCAATCATGCCGCTTCCTGCTGCAGCTTGGCCTGCTCCAACCGGAATACGATCTCTGCGTTCTGACTGCGCCGATTTGCTGTGGCCTGCTCCTTCAGCCACTCCTTCAATTGCTCTGGCAACCTGACTACTACCTGCGGATCCTGCCGACTCATAAGCACACCTCCGTTATATGACGGTGATAGATATATAACGGTGATTCATTGCCGTCAATAGCACGGTGATGCATCCTCATGTTCCGTTCACCGGAACAGTCACGAATGAGCAGAGCCGACCCGCAATTCAACCTCCGCATCCCGGCCGATCTGAAAACGCAGATCGAAGAGGCAGCACGGCTCAACAAACGATCTGCAACTGCCGAGATTGTTGCTCGCCTGCAGGACAGCTTTCGCCAGACGGAGGCCCCCGTCACACCGGCTCTGCAGATGCTGCGAAAACTCCACGAAGAGAGCGCCGCTCGCCTGGCAGAGTTGAGGGCGATCAGAAAACCCACCGCGATGGAACAGGTGGAGCTGGAGCACGAAGAACGCGCTGCCAAGAACCTCAGGCACACCATTGCTCGAAGCCTGCAATTTCTGACTGATTCATTTCCTCAGAAGGAAGATCCAGAAACGGCAGAAGAAATAGAGCTCGGGGTAATCGATTACGAGCTGCACCGTGCCACCCCCTCCTCTACAGCCAAACGCCCTCTGCGCAAAACAGGCCGCCCCTTGGGGATGGACCAGGCCGAGTGGGAAGAACTCAAAGCAGCAGAGCGCACGAAGCCAACCAGATAGCTGCCCTGCCAAGGCGCAGCCAGAAATAATCCTGCGCAAGTCTTGCAACGGTACGAACAAGACCGCAGCAGCCGGCCCGGGTGTTAGCGCACCCTGGCCGGCTGCTCTCTTCATTGCATGAGTGAATCGTAGGAGGCCTCGCAGGCCTGCCCCCTCACTCGGTTGTCGTCGGCGGTGGCAGCATAGAATCCAGCAGCCGCTCCAAGCCGGCCGAGCAGGTCGGCACGCATTCGGGCGCCGGCTTCTGCTGCCGCGCTGAGCTGGGCAGTGATGGCATCACCGCACTGGCGGGCTCGCTGCTCAGTCTCTGCGTATCGTTGCTGCAGGCGCCGCAGAGCATCACCAGCCCGAGCAGCATCGCCTTGCGCCTGACCAAGTTTCCCTTGAGCATCTTTCTCTACCCCTTCGGCCGCCACCTGGCGGCGCTTCGTTTCAGCCAGAGCCACCACCGCCGCCCGGCGATCACGCTCGGCTACCTCGGCGCGGTAGTCACTGTGTGCTGCCTGCTCGGCCACCAGCTCGCCCCGCAGATTCGCCAGACGCAGCTCCTCAACCACTGTCCACAGTCCAAGGACAAACGCCAGCCAGGCCCACAGCGGGACCACCCTCACCCACGCCATCACCGCACCACCTCCAGCGCCAGGGCATAGTTCCTCTCCCACTTCTGCCGCAGCTCAGCTCGCTTCTGGGCGGTGCCGCGGGTGAAGGCGCCGGGGCGCCAGGTACGCAGATACAGCTGCCAGGCGCCCTCCTCGTCACCGAGGCCCGGCAGTCTGGCCGGATCGGTGTAGAGCAGCAGGCGAGCGAGGCCAGCCGCCAGCACATCGTCGTGCTCGATCGCTTCCCAGACGGCACGCGGCTGGGCCGGCACGCCACGCACGGCGCACAGCCCGCGCGCCAGGTCCTGCACATCCTGGTTATGGAAGCCGAGCAAGCCGGCAACCATGCCGCCGCTCTGCTCCCCCTGCCACAGTGAGCGCGCCGGGCCATTGCCGTGCTGGCGGCGGTGCTTGAGTTCGGACTCCTGCAGACCGATCGCCAGCAGCATCAGCTCGGCCTGCGGGCTGGTCATCTTCGCTGGCAGCTGCAACAGCGCCTCGGCCAGGGGGCCATTGCGTAGTTCTCGTGGCGTCATGGTGACTCCTGAAATGAGAAAGCCCGCACTCAGCGGGCTTTAGTTGTGGCGTATTGGCGCCTATGCTCTGCCCAACATTCACGCACGGAGGCGTAACACATGGGGCTCACAGTCAAACGGCTGCCTGGCGAGCAGAGCCGCATCGAGGTGAAGCCAGGCACTACGCCGGCGGAACTTCTTGAGGCGCTGAAGCAGGGCATAACCATCACCCTGATAGAGCACACCAGGGGTGGTGCCCGGCTTCGGATTGACGCGCCGGATAGCCTGAGCATCCACAGGCCGCCGGCTGGGCTGGATGAGCCTGACGCGGCGCCCGGGCTGGACTACAGCCTATGGCACGGGCAGCCGCGCTAGTAGCTGAACGCGAAGGCGAACAGGCGCACCTGCAGGGCAACCGACGTGGTGCCGACAGTTTTGGTCAACCGAACCGAAGGCTGATAGAGGGGGCGGGAAATATCCGCACCGTTCTGCCATGTGCTGGTGTTGAGGTAGCTGTCGCTGAAGCTCGACGTCGTACCGTTCACATCGACCTCGACCACGAACGAATTGTCGGGCTGCTTGGTCGCTTTGATGGAGGCACTGCAGCGGAGACCAGCAGCAACAGCAACCCCCGTATCGTGGTACTTCACCGCACCGCTGGTATCGCAGTAACGGATGCGCCAGTTGGTGCTGGTGGTGCGCTGGTAAATCAGCTGCATCGCGCCGACATTGGTCGGATTGGATACGAACGGATGGCCTTCTGGACCGAAGTCCATCAGCACCACGAACTCCTGAGCAGACGTACTCAACGCCGGTACATACAGCACTCCGCGCGCGGCGAAGCCCGAGATGTCGGCCCGAGCCACCGTAGCCGGAGCACTTATCAGGTCGTCAGTCCATACCTCGTTCGACTCCCCGTACTTGAGAATCGACAGGCCGGTTGCGTCCGTGCCTGTGTTCAGCTGCAGCATGTTGGTGTTGGCGGTTGGTCGTGTTATCCCGGCACCCGCAGTGCCGCTGGACGAACCAATCCACCCACCCCCTTCAACCAACGAACCGTTGAACGCAGTGGTTATAGCGGCGGCCACAGGCGATGCGCAGAACACCGACAGCGAGAACGCGCTCATGTCCTGCTGCACCGTTGTCATACGCCAGCGGCCATCAATCAGCCCCTGCAGCACATCGCCACCGCCCTGCACTTCGACCCATCCATCCCCTGGGCTAAAGGCATACTGCTTGCTGGTGTCGGTCGGCAGCCCCAGAAGCGCCGCCAGCGGCGAGAGCTCCGCTAGAGTTCGAGAGTTCATGACCACACCACCAGTGCAAGTTGTTCCGGCGTTTCAGCGGCCAGAGCGGCACGCTCCAAGCGGTGGCGTTTGCCAGTGAGCGCACCGTATAGGGTCGCGTAGGCATCCGATTTCCCACGAATCTTGGCGATCAGCTCGGGCATCGTCTCGGGCACCTCGGCGCCCTCATTACGCTCAGCCAGCATCGCTGTCAGGCAAGGCGTAGCCCCAGCGCCAGACTCATAAGCGTCTGCCTCCCGCAGTTGAAGCGCCCAACCCTCTCGCTCAGCCTTCGGATACTGCTGCTCAAGCGCGAGAAACTCGACCTGGTAGGCGGAGTTCACGCGCGAAAGCACTATGCCTCGCGCAGATACCATCGAAATACTAAGCATCTCCGCCCCCTACTCCAGTAGGCTGGCCAAGCCCCGCGGGGTCCAACTTCCACGATCCACGGAAATCGCCGTAGCTCGCAAACAGGTCATCGAGAACGCTCTTATCCACCTCCCAGTATGGGAGGCCGAGCGGGACCGCCTGAGCAGCCGCCACAGCAAACTCGGCGCCATCACCAATGCACGCGTAAGCCATCGGTCTATCGTCAGGCTGAAAAATGATGTAGCGGCTCATGACTTCCCTCCGAATACGGCGACATTTAGACCCGCAACGTCAATCGCCTTTGTGCCGTCATAAGCAATAGTCTGCAGCCGAACACCTGACGTAGATCGCGAGTGCTCGACGCAAATCAGGCCATTGTTGATGTTGATGGCGGCCGGCGCGGATGTGCCGACAGCCGAAAAGTTGGTGTTATCCATCCCGGTAGCGAAGTTGACTGTGTAGTCGCAGACCCCGTTGTCGGTGATGCTGTTCACGTTGTAGCTATCGCGGATAGCCACGGTTCCGGTTCCGGTGAAGTTGACCCACGCAGTGCAGAGCTGCTTGGGGTTAGGCGCTGCTGAATTTGCCCATACCGGGACACCCCCGACACGGGTCAACACCTGCCCCTCGCTGCCTATGCCGAGCCTGGTCGGAGCCCCACTCGCGCCCCCGACAATCAGGTCTCCGGCGGTCGTCATCGGGTTGGCCATCTTGCCGCCGATCTGACCCTCGAGGTCAGCCACCACGGCAGCCAGCTCGGCGTCCGTTACAGCATCCGCCACCTCGAACGTCGAGAACCGCAGCACTACCAGCTCCGATCCAACAACCACGCCATCGCCGCTGGCCAGTACCACGTTCTCACCGTCGGTGGCGGTGTAGTGGGTCGGCGCCAGGGTGGAGCCGCCCAGGATCACGATGATGCCGCCCACGGTGTAGCCGCCTGGCACCTCGAACGAGGTCTGCCCGTCGCTGGTTGCGGCCAGCGGCACGATGTCGAACGCCGCCTCGCCACCAGAGATGTCATCGAGCAGCGCAATCGTGCCCGACTTGTTCGGCAGCGCATGCGTGCGTGCCGCGGTCAGGCCGCTGGCATCCAGCATGCCGAGCCCCACGCGGAATGCCGCGCGCAGCGTACCGGCCAAGTTAGAGAGAAAGTGCATTGGCCAGGTCTCAGCTCGGAATGACGTAGGTGACCAGCAGGCGTGCCGCACCGGCGCCGGCGCCGCCGGCCGAGTAGGTGGCAATCAGATCCTCGGTGCTGTTGTTGGCCTCCAGGCCAGGGGTCACCTCGAAGATGGTGCCGGCCGCCGCAGTCAGGTCCACCTGCGTGCTGCCCAGGTACTTCGACAGCGTGCCGGGGATGCCGATCGACAACGAAGGTGCGCCGTCGAATGACTCGTCGATGATGACTTGCACTCGCTCCACGACGGCATTGGCCGGCAGGGTGAACATCGCCACCGGGCTGCTGGAGCCGAACACCAGGTCAGTGGTGTCGGTGGCCTGCATGTTGGTCGCCGAGGCAGAAGCCACCCAGGAGAGATTGCCCGCGCCATCGGTCTGCAGCACGAAGTTGGCGGTGCCGTAGTTGGCCGGCAGCTTGAAGTCCAGGTCCTGGGTCATGCCGGTGGCTGGCCGGCTGAGTGTCAGCTTCCAGTCCGCGCCACTTCCGGCAGCATCCTCGTTCAGGGTCAGGCTGTCGCCAGAGGCCTCGATGGTGCTACCCACCAACGGCGCATCGGCGCTGTCGGCGGCGTTGCGGGCGCGGATCTTCCCACCAGCGGACTTGAGCAGCAGGCCGTTGATACCCAGTTGAAACTTCGCACCCAGGGTGCCGAGCAGATCGAGAAAGCGCATGAGTTATCCCTCAGTGCAGGTTGAGCAGAATCTGGCCGGCGCCGGTTGTGGCGCCCGCACCAGGGGTGATTTCGAGGTAAATGGCAGAGCCAGCCGGCATTTGCGCGGCGGGTGTTGTTTCGAAGGTGGCCACAAGGGCCGGGGCGTTCTGGTCAGCCGCCATCAGCACCTGGCCATCCTGGGTGCGCAGCACCAGCTGGGCGCCGGCGCCATCGAACGGCTGCTGGATCACCAGCTGCAGGTCCGCCAGCAGCGCAGGCCCGTCGAAGGTGTGCACCAGCATTGGCGCCGCATCGCCGTAGGCGAAGCTCACCGCCGGTAGGGCGCTGCCAGACTGGCCCGGCCGGCCAGCAGGCCCCTGCGCACCGACTGCCACCACGGCAACCGCGGCAACCTCTACCAGCACGGCCACCTGCTGCTGCAACTCGGCCGAGCCGCTGGCCTGGGTGAGTACGATCAGTTCAGCACCCATTGCAGCAACCACCGGCAGCAGGCCCGCCCGTCAGGTAGGTAGTTACTGCGCCATCGCTGAAGGTGATGCCGAAGCTATAGCGCCAAGCGCCGGTGAGCCGTTCGGTCTGCGCCGGCGTGAGAGCGCGGGTCACAAGCCCGAAGGTATCCACCGCAAGGCCTTCATCGTCCTTGAGGGCGAACAATGCATTACCGGCTGAGTCCGTGAAGTTCATCCAGGCCGAGCAACCAGCCAGGTCGATGGGCTGCCGATAAACCAGCTGGCCGCCCGCCGGCGTACCGCCAGCGGCGGACAGCGGGTTGATGCGCAGACTGTCGGCACTTAGCCGCTCGGCGAGCCACGGTAGCTCTCGGCCAGGCTCCCGGTTGATGGCCGCAAAGCCCGAAACACCGCGCACCCATACCGGCCAGTCCAGCGCCAGGCCGTGGCCTGGCACATCAAGCACCGCGGGCGCTCCGCTAATGCTCTGAATGGGGTGATAAACCAGGGTTGGCTGCATGAGCCGCACGGTGTCGCGGTAGGTGTCGCCGGGGACAATGGCGAGATCCTGTTTCACAGGTAGCATGCCGCGCTCCTTGGTCAGGCCGGGAAGGTAAAGGCCACGAGGCGTTCGCCGCCGTCTGCCCAATCACTGCTGGAGATTGCCCACTGGTAGCCAACAACCGGCGTACCGCTGATGACATCGTCGAAGGTGGTGGCATCCGCCACCGCGAGGGCGCCCACGCCTTCCACATCCAGGCTCTCGATAACGCTGTGTGCAAAGTCGCCATCCAGCACCAGCGTGAACTGCAGGTTGCCGCCGCTGGCGTACTGGTACAGCACGCGCACAGGGCAAGGCCCCACGGTGGGAACCTCGATGGCAACCGGTGTAACGGTGCCCACAGGCTCATCGTTCTGCATGTAGTAGCCAGCGGCGGTTGCGCCAACATGCACGCCAACGCGCAGCGAACCGGCCGGCACGGGGTTTTCCAGGGCGTATACGCGCGCCTGCAGGTCGACCAGGCTGGACGCTTGCGCCTCCAGCTGCGCGAACATCGACGACAGCTGCCCGGCAGTCAGAGGGCAGTAGATAACGCTGCCGGCCGGCCAGGCCCGCACCACGGTCGCCTCCTGGCCGCGCACCAGGGTTGCAGTGCCATCAGCCACGCTGGCCGCTACCACCTCCCACAGCGAGGCCTGGGCCCCCAGCGCGTTGCTGATCATCAGCACGTAGTCGCCGTCAGGCAGTGCCAGCGCAATAGAGGTGGCATCAGCAGCAAGCTCAATCGCCTGCTGCCAGTTGTTGATGAAGTTCATGTCGAGCCCTCAAACGAACATCACGGCGATGCCGTCGGTTTCATTGGTGTCGGTCGCTATCGCGTGCTCTACCGGGTGGTAAACGGCGTTCGGCCTTTCCAGATCGCGGAGATGAAGCTGTGCATGTGGCCATGCGAGGATGATTTCGCGGCGCTGGGCTGCCACTTCCTCCATGACCACGGCGGCGGCTGGGGCAACCGAGCATGACCAGCCAATGCCCTGAAAGGTGGCACCGATGCTGTCGGCGTCACGCTGCGTTGTGCCAACAGGCATTTCCGAGGCGTACTGCGGAGTGCCCACCCCGGATGTAGTGGCCGGGGCGGCAGCCTGGGTGGACGGCCATGGCCCGCCCTTTTCGGCAGTGGCGCCGGAGGGCTCAACAGACGCCCCACCGTCAACAAGCGCCGGCAGCGTCAGCGTGGTGTTGGATCGAGCAGGTCCAAACCCATGCACGTTCTGGGTACCGCCGACCCAGGCATACGCCCAGTGCTCCCCTGCCGAGAGGGGCGGCAGTGTGGCGGTGTGGTTGACGCTGTACGCCTTCTGGTTGTGAATACTGGCTATCGGCGTTCCGTTCTGCGTCAGCTCAATGGTCTGGGAGATCAGCTCGTGTATGGTTCGGCTGACGCTCACAACTACGGGCGTTGTCTCCGTCCAATCTGGCGGCATGATTGCCACCCCATCTCCGCTGGCTGTCAGCTGCCCAGCAGCTGCGCCCACCCACGCGGGCATGCTGCCCTCGTAGTGGTAGGTGGTGTTGTAGGCAAACTCATGCAGCACGCCATCGCCATCGAACTGCAGGCGGATGATTCGCCCGGTGCGGCCAGAGGTCGCCTCGACATCACCACGCCGGAAGGTGGCATAGCTGGCAAAGCCGTTCGTTCTCTCGCTGTCGGTTTCCTCCAGCGCCACCAACGTCGCCGTTACGGTGCCACCGCCCACCGGGTACTTGGGCACGGCAGGGCCATCTGGATACACCGCCCCCTGTAGCTCGGCACGCGGTAGAAGTGACCGATAGGCAAACAGGGTGCTCAGACTGGCGATACTTGGATGCGTAGTCGACCAGGTGCCACGCACCTGCGCCTGACTCTTGTATACGCTCAGGTTGGCAGCGGGCAGATCCCCATCGTCCGTCATGTTTATGGCCAGGAAGCCGGATGGCAGATCCGGCGCCGTGGGCAGCGCGAGGCGTAAAAGAGCGAGCGAGCCCGTGTTGTTTATCGTCTCCAGTGAGTAGAAGCGCGACCCGGTGGAGGACTGCTGAATGTCGGCGCAGGTGATAGTCAGCACAATCGGCTCAACCGGCGCTTCGCCGATGCGCCCAAACGGGCGGCAATTCAGCCCCATAGTGAATGGAGCGCCGGCCGCCGGTGCCGTTGAAATAACCGGGCGAATCAGCCAGGGCGTGCCATTGCCGTGGATATACAGCCAGCCGCCCACGTTTCGACCGAACAGGCTGCCGCTGCGCTGAACCATGGCGAAGTTCTGCCACACCCGGCCCAGGGTTCGCTCTGAGGCCAGCTCCTCGGGTGTCAGGTCAACAGGACCAGCAGCAGGATGGCGCACCACCTGAAGCACGCCCGAGTCCCCGGCAAAACCAACGTCATAGCTTGCCGGCAGTGCAAAGCGCACACCGTCCACTTCGACCGATCGGTTGCTGATGTTCCCGCGGATCAGACCGTGGATGGTGTGCCCGAACATGCGCACCTCATCCAGCGGGTGAAGGTGGCTGTCGATCATGGGGTGGGCGCCGGCGGCTTTGGATTGGCGAAGATCTGCACCACTTCGTCGGCATTGGCATCCACCTGCTCGATCTGCTTGATGGGCTTGACCCGGAAGCTCAGGAGCCCGTCCGAACTGGTAATAGTTATGTCGTCCCAATACGTGCGGTCGGAGTATTTGATTTCGGTGATGGGGCTGGCGATGCCGCCGCCTGTGCTGGCTTCTGGCTCCTGGTAGTCGCCCCGCCCCTGCTTGGCGGCAAGCCCACCGCGCGGCTCGATAGGCGCCAGCTTGGACTTGGTGGCGGGCAGCTTTACCAGGCTGTTGATATCGTCAACAGTGGCCTGCCCACGCCGGCGGGCAGCCATGGCTGCGCCGCCTGCACGGCGCTGTTGCTCCATGGCTGCGCCGCCTGCACGGCGCTGTTGCTCCATGGCTGCGCCGCCTGCACGGCGCTGTTGCTCCATGGCTGCGCCGCCTGCGCGGCGCTGTTGCTCAAGGCTGCTCATCAGTACAACTCCAGAAGGTCGTTCGGAATGGCGATCCGGTACACCGCAGGGATCTCCACCACGTTCTCGTCGCGCAGGGTCTCCAGCACCTCATCCGC